CATACTCTGGTGAGCCAAACTGGTTCATGTTTTTTCTGTCAAGCCTTGACGAATGGCCGGTCCAGTGGACAAGCTCGTGAGCAAGAGTTCCATAATAGCCCTCTGGTGTCTTGAAGAGTTCAAATGGAGGCATAACAACATGGTCTTCACGAGGAGAGTAGTAAGCCCTGCTTCCGTCTCCCGTGTTGATTGTTGCACCAATTTCCTTGATTGCGTCCTCAAGTTTTCCGACTCTTTGCTCTGGAGTAAGAGCATCGGTTGGAAGCTTCAAGAATTCTTCGCGGTCAATACCCTCAACCTGGTCGAGGTTGAACACGTGTGCGGTTGTGAAATAGATACCCTTAGACTTGCGAACCTTCTTGCCTGTATCTGGGTCAATTTCATCTCCAAACATCGTTTTAGGCATAAGAATCGCAGTGGCTTTTTCACCCTTCTTTACGCTTCCGCCGAGCTTCTTCCATTGCTGGAATCCGCCCCAATGAGGAGTTGCGTAGCCCTTTTCTTCTGCTGCAAGCATGAGAGCAAAGAGGTTTCCGCCTGAGTACATATTCTTTGTAGAAGCGTTTCTCGGCATATTGCCGGCCTTGTGCCACGGTGCTTCCCACTTGCCACCATCTTTTTGTGACTTTTCAATCATGTTGATGAGATGGCTTGTGAGGTTTTGGTAGTACTCTTCTGCTTTTCCTGAAGAAAGTCTTGTGCCTTCTGGTACTCCAAAGTCAATTCCAGTTACTGGAACAGCCTTCTTTTTTCCGCCAGCCTTGCTGATAGAAGCTTCAACTTTAAGAAGTCGTCGATTTATGTCGTCACCCATTCCGTATGGACCTTCGGTCCAGCCCGGCATCGCGCTCATCATTTCTTCAAGCTGTGGATGAAGTGTTCCGAGTCGGCCGTCTTCTCCACCGATTCCGCCTTGGTATGCCTTATCGATTTTAATCATTGCAGCAGCAATTTTGTCATCTATTGCTTGCACCCAGTAGTTGTCCTCGGTGTTCCCCCACTTCTTGATTGCGTCTGCTCTTTCTCCCTTGAGTCTTTCAATCTTGGAAAGATTGTCTTCTATCTCTTCAAGTGTTTCATCCAGTTTTTCTCTTGCTATTTCGAAATGTCTTTCTACATCATCAATGTAGGAATCTAGTCGAACAAACGAATCAATCATTTCTTCAATTTCTTCCAGTGGGAATCCAGCTTTTACTAGTTCGTCTTGGTAGTCGTACACGCTAAATCCTTGAGTGTTTTTGCGATTCATTGTGAAAAGTTCGGAAATTGCTTGTCTTGTCTTGAGCGCTTTTTCAACATCTTCTAAATTTCTATGTGGAGTCTTTCTTTGAATCAGCGGCTCCCTGTCGAATCCAGGATTAGCGGGTGTTGCATCTTTTGCGGCTTGACTAATATTGCTTGGAACAAGCTTCCCGTTTTCGTCTTTGAATGGAAGGCTTTCTCCGCTTGAAAGTCGAGAAGTATTGCCTTCTCTACGAGCAGCAGCATCGTTCATAGCGTCAGCTCTTCTGCTTGAAGATGTTCTTGCTACAAACCTTTGACCTGAAGACATTCTTGGCGCACCGGGAACAGCAGAGCTAAGGTTGTCAACATATCCGCCAGTTTCGTCCTTGGGGAAAAGTTCGTCTTGACTTATTTCTGGGTATCCAGACCTTGCGAGAGCATCGTTCACTCGCCCAAGCAGTTCAGAAAGTTTAGCATCGCTAATCATTCCGTCTTCCTTCATGTCACCCTTGATGGATACGCGACCTTCTTTGATTCGCTTTTCCCATGCTTGCTTGCGGCCAAAAGAAGCAGTAATTGCCTCAATCAGAACAGCTACTGAATTGGGAACGCCTTCTTTGTTCATTTTGTCTTTTATTCTCAACAAAGCGGCATCGGAAAGCATTCTTGAGTCATATTCGGCAGCCAATGAATCAAATCTTGAATCACCAAGACTTGCCATTGCTTCTTTCATGTTCTTAAACTTTCCAGAAGCAACAAGAGCATGCATAAACTCGTCGGAAATTCCCAATTTTTTAAGGTCACTTTTTGTTGGTGCCCTTGTGACCGACAAAGGAGTCAGTCCTACTTTTGCACTAACTTCATTCATTGCTTCAATAAGCCTGTTCAGCTCTTCAGTTGAAGGTTCTGGATTTTTAGAATCTCTTTCAACCCCAAGAATGTCCATCATGTTTGAAGCAGTAACGCTATGTCCACGCTTAATCCACTTTGCTGCAAATTCCTTGTCAGCCATTACGGTTTTTTCGCCAACTCTTGCCTGAGATGGTGCTCTCGTTGGCTCTAGCTGTTCTGACCTTCTTGCGGCTCGTGGTGCTACTGCAAATTCTGAATCCACTACTGGGTTCCTGAACGAGCCACTACGAGCATTCCACTTAGGGTTGTCAAAAATTGCTTCCGAGTTAAAACGCTCTACTGGAGATTCGTAAACAGGCTCTGGTGGGTTTTTGCCTCTTGCTAGTTCAGCATCAAATTGTTCTCTTGAAAGACTGTCCCATTTTTCTTTAGACCAGTTAACCCTGCCTTGTTCGTCAAGGTCATATTCCGGGGTAGCGATATCGCTATGGCGAACCCACTTTGGAGCACCATCAAATCCCCAGATTCTTGTTACGTCCTCATTACCAAGCTGGCCAGCCTCTAGGTAATGTTTTCCTTCCTTGAGGTCGTCAAGCATGTCTGCAGCCGTTCCCGCCATGATGTATACGGGCTTGCCGTCAAGCATGTCTTGCGCATCTTTTTCTGGTATGCCAAGAATTGAAGAAATACGTTGAGCGTCTCCAATTTCGCGAAGAGTTCTGATGGCATCTTCTTCGTTTACTTCAATAAAGTCAAGAAGCCTGCCTGCGTCAACGGGCCAGCCGTTGTTTGACGAATATTCCATATCTGGATTAGCAATAATCTTTTTTGCAACTTCTGCATTAAGAATATGAGATTCCTTACCCTTTGGAACAGAACCAAGTATGCCCAGCATGTCGGACGGGATTACTGCGGTACCCGGGTCACTGTGGAACGCATCCAACGATGCGCGGACCTGTTCTCTGCTGTTGTACTTGCCGCTGCCGGTTGGAGGTGGTCCAAAGTATTCTCCAGAAGAAAGTCTTCTTTGGATTCGTGAACCCGACTCGCCATCTGGCGCAAAACGGGCTCCAGAATAGAACCTGTACGGGCGAGTGTAACCGTCGTCCGTTTGGCTATTCTCTAGCCATTTGGGGAGGTTGTTCCATTCTTGCAATGCCTCAAGGACATACTTACCAAGTGGTGCTTCTTTTTCTTCGGCAACTTCAAAAACATCTTTGTTAAAGAATTCCACAAACATTTGCGTGTCATCATCGTCTTCGCGTATTTGTTTTAACGCTTTAATTATGTCTTCTTTTGGAAGGCCTTCTAAGTCGCGTAATTGCTTATAGTATGGCTCGTATGCTGAAGGTCTTTGCGTGTTTTCAAAAATGTCTGTTATTTCTGAAAGATTTTCTGCAGTAAATTCCCATGGCGATGGAGGGTTTTGGCCCCATGTTTCATGAGAGCTCCAAAAGTCGGAAAGGAATTCATCTGTTTCTTCTGGGAAATCCCTCCATGAATCAGATATAGACCTGTAATCGTCGCTTGCCATGTCTATCCACTTATCGGAGTCGTCGTCTGGTGGGTTGTCGAGATAGAATCCAGAACCACCAGCAGAAAGTCTTTCACCAGAAGAGAATTCTGCTGCTGCAGGTCCCTCACGGCGCTTGCCTGGAATTGTTTGAGCACGGAGCCTATTGCCATCAGCAAAGTTTTGACGGTCTTCATCGCTCCATGGACGCTGTCCACGAGCACGACTGTTCTTGCCCTTGCCCTGTCTTCTTGCAATGCTTCTTCCAGAAGACAACCTGGCGGAACGAGCGTTTGGCTTCTCGTCTGCATCTGTTGTGTGGTTAAAAACCCAATCGAGTGAACCGAGGTCAATTTCTTCTTCTGCTCTAGTTACAGCAACATAAGACAACCTAAGTTCCTGCTCGTTTGGCATAACCCATTCTTCGAGTTCTTCGTCAAATTTTGGCTTTCTGAAGTCTGACCAAATTTTCACTTTTCCAGATTCAAGGCCTTTTGATGTATGTGCTGTTTGTATCTTTACATAATCGTTAGGGTCTAGCTTTTCTATGTCTTCTTTTCTTGTGAGAATATTGTCTAAAGCATTACGTAGTCCTGGTATTGAATTCTTTTCCAATAAACCATCGAGCATGTTTAGTCTGTTATTGTCCGCAGAAGCAACTTCTTTTTTAAATTCTTCGTACGTTGTTATTCCTTCAAGGTCCGCGCTGAATTCTGGCCTACTTGTCATTCTCTCTCCGCGAGAATTTGTCCAATAGGGTTCGCCTTTTTCGGCATTCTGCATCCACTCAATATTGTCAATAAAGTTTTGTAAATCTTTTTTGAAATTTGCGCTTCCGTAAACTTTCTTTTGTCCGCCACCCTCTTCAATTACTTCCATGGTTGCGGCTATGGCTCCACCATTGCTGCGACAAAGAATCATTGTTGCGTCTAAAACGCTCATTTCGGTAACAACTTCACCTGGAACATCAACACGAGAGCCGTTTTTGCCTGCTCTTGTCTTTTTTCCGGTCATGCGTTCTTTTACCCCAAGCAAAGTCAAGAACCTGTTGCCTATGCCTGCTATCTTCGCTCCGAATCTGTACGATTCGGTTATCGGCATATCGTATTCAGCTTCTACTGCATCCAAGGTTGAGCCATCAGCTCCACGCCAAGCATTGATTGCCTGATTGGTGTCACCAATGTATATTTTTTGTGCAGACTTAGAATCTTTCATCATTTTTGCAAACACAGGGTTAATATCCTGAGCTTCGTCAACCATGATTACGTTTACGCCATCAGTGCCACCAAAACTTGCAACATCTGGTTTAGTCAGTGCCCACATCTTTGTTAGATGGTTAGACTCAAGACCAAGCATTCCTTGCTTTTTTAAGTTGTCCCTATCCTGTTGCAGGTCTTCCCACATCTTGTTGGCATATTTTAATACGTTAGGCATTATTGGGCTGTCTTCAGGAATTGCTAAAGGTCCATTAAATTTCCCAGTAAAATGCTGTGGTCCTATTTTTTCGTCTGAACTTATTGAGTAAGCGTTTACGCCTTTAGCAACAATTTTGTAAATATCTGTGGGAGTTAATTCAAGTGGTGCATCACCATCTCGCGGTATAAAAGCTCCCTTGATTCCAAGATATGCTGCCTTGCCTACGTACGACCTAACCGAGTCATCCATGGACGCTTTTCCGGCTTCATACAGTTTGGTTTTTAGACCAGGCCTAAGACCTGGAGAACCACCAGCCCCTATCATGGCTTTAAACGCAATACCGTCCATCGTCATAACGGAAACATTGTCACCCATTCCGCGAGCTTCAGCATCGCTCTTGGCGTCTCTGTTGAAAACTAAATAAAGCACTCTTGCGCTTGGGTCTTGAGCGGCCAAACGATTGGCAAAACTTATTACTGTTGTTGTTTTACCTGTTGCTGCTAAAGCTCCAACTTTTACGTCAGAGCCTGTCATCATGGCGTCAATCGCATCAGCCTGTTCTGGGTTTGGCTTAAACTCGGCTTCAGGGTAATCGTATGGTACAACTTCGTCTATGCCTATTATCTTGCGAGGCTTACCAGAGTACTTTTCCAGTCTTGGACCCTTGCTTGGCCTTTTTGGGGTTGGAGCACCGGCTGATGTTGGTTTAGAACCTCTTCCAACAATCTCGGCCAATTTGGCCCACTGCGCATCACTTAGTTTTCCACGATTTCTCTCATACTGACCAACAACGCTTTCGATGAAAGTATTTCCTCGCATGACTCTTGCGCCATCGATTAAGCCTTCTTCATCTTTTCTTGCTGCTCTTTTTGGCTTTGGTGGTGCAAAACCACCAGAAGAGAACCTTTCTCCGCCGCTTTCTTCTGAAGAGAAGTCTGGGTGAAGTTGAGGGAAATCTGCAAGATATCCATCGATGTTGAGTCCGCCGTCTTCCAGGACGCTAACCATGCTTGGGTTATTTTCTGAAAGTCTGTCCTTGATTCCGTTGAAGACTGCAAGCTGTTCCCTGTCTGACATGTCATCAAATGAACGAGCTTCCGCAATATTGAACCTGCCCGAACCGCCAGAAGACAGTCTATTTCCTCTGTTGAGTGGCTTTACACCGTATCTTTTTGCATTTTCAATGTCAAGAGAGAATTTTGAACTTGTAGCACCCTTTTCCACCATCTCGGTGATGTGTTTGTCGAAAGCAATTTGCTTGAGGCGCTTTAGTTCTCTTTCGGCTGTGTCGATTATCGAACCTGGAGCCCTTGTTCCAGTGCCTTCAAGCTCCCATTGAATAGCGGTCTCAATATCAAACGCCGCCCGACCAACTTCGCTACTTCTAAAATAGAACCGGTCATTAATTTTTGCCCAGTCTTCTATGCTGAAGTCAGCAATGCTCCACTTGGGCTCTGGGGTCATTGTTCCTATTTCAACATATGGAGGTATTGCGTGTGAAACCAGTCCCTCAATCTTGTCGATATTAAAGCTTCTGTAGGCACCATTGCCATCGTCTGCGGTTTCGTCCCAGGCTCTAAAGAAGGCAATGCCTTTTTTGCTTGTCCCAAATGATTCTGGATACACAGAGCGCTGTTTACCATCGTAGGTAAAATGAAGAATGTCTTCTCTAGACGCAGCACTTCTTGCGCCATTACTGTTGTTAGCAACTGCTTCAGCTACGCGTCTTGCGTTTGAGCCTAAGTCATCAGGTCTACGAACCAAATCTTCCGCGCGCAAGCTCTCAGGTTTTGGATTTACTGCCTCAGCCCAGGAGAACTCTTCCTGCATGCTGCGGTTGGTGGCCAGTTGAAGCCCATGTTCTCTTGCTTCTTTTGCTAAATCCTGAATAGATGTTCGTTGTGTTCTGTCAGAAAGAAGCGCTTCAACGACTGCTTCGTCGATATTTGCAAAAGCATCTTCCGCATAGTAGTCATGGAAAGAGTGTCCGTAAGCGTCTCTTCCACGGAACCTTTCACCGTCTAGTGCTGAACGCGGAACACCATTTTCTACCATCCAGTCGTAATAGTTTATACCACCTGAGGAAAGACGAGAATCTTCTGCATGGCTTTCGTTCCATTGCTCGGCGTAATCCGCGAGTTCGCTTGGGGTCATTTCTGAAAGCATTGCATTTTGCTCTGCCATCTCCCTGTAGAACTTAGTGATGCGGTCTTCTTTTGCTTTCCGCCTATCTTGGGCTCTGGCAAATTGAGCCCCCCGTTCTTCCAGTTCAGCTTTTCGCCTGTCTTGGGCTCTGGCAAATTGAGCCCCCAGTTCTTGCTTTTCTTCGTCGGTAAGTTCCCTACCAGAGGAGAATCTTGGGTCCCTGTCTCTCCAGGTTTCTTCGTCCATCCAAGCGGCGTAATCGGCTGCTTCTTCTGGAGTCATGTTGTTAAACTTGTCGGTTACAGTCTGTGCGCGAGCATAGTCATCCGCCATTGCCTGCAGGTCTTCGTCAGTCATTTCTGGTTGTGACTCTAAGTAGCGGTCGTAGTCTTCCCGTGCGTCGCCTACATCTTTTTTGACTTGCTCAAGAATTGGTTCAACACTTTCTGCCCTGACATTTAGCGCGTAGGCCAAGTCTTCCGCAGTCATTCCTTCATAGTCTCCTGCAAAAATAAGCTCAGAAAAGATTGCTTCTTTCAAGTCTTCTGGGTTTTCGTAAGAATTTATGTAGTTATCTTTTCTACTTCCACGCTTAGCACCAGAAGAGAATCTGCCCATTTCGTCAAATTTTGGACCTGACGTGCTGTATCTTCCACCGTAACCAAGACCCGACTGTTGTAGCCATGCTTGGTAAGCGGGGTCATCTCCACCGTATGGACCAAATTCAGGCCTGTTTACATACAAGAATGAACGAATAGCATTCATGTATGACTCTTTGTAATTGTCAGAGTACAGGTCAGAATTAAGAACGCTGTCTATTTCGCTTGTCAATAGAGGGGTATGAGCCATGTACCAAGACTTGTAATCAACGGTCCCCTTCTTGGCGAAGAAGTCTTTCTTTGAAGGCTTTCCTGGCTTATCAAAGAACTGCATGAATTGATTAGTTTCGTTTTGGTAGTTGTCCTCGAAACGCAATTTTGCAACGTTTGTAGCAAACTCTCTTGCGCGATACCAATCTTCACTTTGCCACTTTGGGTCACCGTTGTACATCGGTACTTCAACAAACCAGCCATTGTTCTTTATGAAGGCAGCAACATCTTTTTCATATGCATCACGTTCTGCTTTTTCAGCAGATGAATCCATCCTGAGTGGATTGCGCTCAACATGGCGCATCTCCCTGAGGCCTGATGCACCTTTCTTGTCAAAATCTATACCAGAAGAGAATCTGTTGCTTTCTAATTCCATCTCTCCGGCGACTGACAGGTTGAATCCATTAGCACGCTCAAGTGCGTTTTCAAGAGCTATCTCACGCTCGTAATTGCCGCCGTCATGGTTTTTTGACATCTCTTCGATTAATGGAACTGCGCCACCAAACCTCTTGTTGTATTCTGCGTCTCCAAGGTATTCTCTCGCAATGTTTTCTGTTCCATCAGCAAAACTTAATATCTCATCATTTGCCTGTTGTAACGCATCTCCTGCTTCGTCTTCGTCCATTCCATCAAGGTCCGGCATTGTTGGCTTGGTCAGACTGCTTACTTCTGAGGCTGCGTTCTTAAACTGTGCAGCGTGTTCTGCTTGGTCTTCGGCATCCATCTCAGCAAGCATTTCGTATGCTTTTTCGAGTTCATCGTCAGCTGTACGACCATCTCTGAGCCCCTTGATTATTGGGTGGTCTTCCTCGTCGATAACACCTCTTGCAAGTAAGAAATCAGCGAGCTCCCTAGGGTCGTCTCCTGCTTCATCCTCTGCGGCATCTATCCATGTTCTCTGACCAGAGGAAAGACGTCCGAATGGGTTTTCTACAGCCGTAAACTGGGTTGAACGCCTTTCTGCTCTGCTTTCTGCTTCAGCTTCAGCATCCATCTCGGCAAGCATTGAAAATGTTTTTTCAAACTCGTCGTCGGCGGTTAAACGGTTTCTGAGCTTCTTGACTCTTGGGTGGTCTTCTTCAAGTATTCCTTGTTCAATCAAGAAATCAGCAAGTTTTTTAGGGTCATTTCCTGCTTCTTTTTCTGCAGCATCTACCCAATATCCTTCACCGGAGGAGAATCTTGGGTCCCTGTCTCTCCAGGTTTCTTCGTCCATCCAAGCGGCATAATCTGCGGCATCTTCTGGAGTCATGTCTGCAAAGTCTGCGCTTCTTTCTGCGTCAGCTTTTCTTATTTCTACGTCCTCTTTGCCTATTTCTTCGCTGATTAGTTTGTAGTTTCTTTCTGCCCACTTCTTAGCCGCGCTACTTGACGTGAAAACTTTGTCATGTTCGTATTCGTTAGCATTTTGTCCACCGTTACGTCTAGCGTCCGCAAATCTAGTTACTACAAATCCATCTTTGGAGTTGCCTTGTATTAGGTAACCACCATCAATATCCGGCGCGTCCATCTCAATGCCGTCATCAGTTTTTGTCCACTCACCAGAGGAAAGGCGCTCTGCCGAAGACGGAGTTATCTTGTCGAGACTAAAAAGCTTTCTTGCCCCAGTGTCGTCTTGGGCAGTCAAGTTCCACTTACCAGTTTTATTGTTCTTCTCAATTTTTACTGGAATTACTTCTCTGTTTTTTCCACTGTAGTCAAAACGAAGCATCTGATTGGAGCGCATTGCTGTCTGTATTGCGTCACGTAGGTTTTCGTAGTCTTTGTCGTTGGCGTGGTCTGGTTCAAGATAAGCAATTCCGCCATCAAGTTTTGCTCCAGGAGCAACTGTTCCACCGCTTCGGACATTGCTTATATAGCCAGAAGGAGTTTTCTTCTTGTTCTTCTCAAATTCCCTTTTAAGAACAGCCCACTGTTTATCGGACAAGCTACTAGGAAATGAACCCTTCAATATTTTTTGAACCAATGGGTTGGAACTATCCTTGACGACGTCAAGAATTTCTTTTTTCTCGGCTTCACTTAAACCTGACCCGCCGTACGTTGCTGTGGATTCTGGGAATCTTCTGCCACCGCCGCTGCCACGTTCATTTCTAATTATTCGGAAACCGTCTCTTGTTGCGTCATAGATGCCATCTCCGTCTTCTTCATCAAATGATATTTCCATTTGACCGTCCGACATTATGACGCGCCCAGAAGAAAGACGAGTTTCAGATTGACGTGCTGCTGCTCTTTCTCTTTCAAGTTTTTTGGCTTGCTCGACGGCTTCTTTTCCTACTGGGTTTGTAGCACTAGCACCTCTTGCCTTATCCATTTCCCGTTGCTTAGCAAGGTCGCGAGCACGTGAAGAATCATCTCCGCCAGAAGAAAGTCTTGTAGCCTTCTTTGGAGCTTTAGGGGCTTTAGGTGTCTTTGGAGCATCGATTGAGTTGGGTCCACTTGGTGTTGGGTCCGGCTGGGACAGAGACATGCCGCGACCGTCTGTAAGGCCTTCACCTACAATGCCGTTATTGTTCCTGTCCGGTGCGGTTTTTGGGTCCCACATCGTTCCGTCGGCGAGTCTTACTACAGCTCCACGGGAACCAATTCCTCGACCTCTTGATGCGAGGTTAGGATTTCTATCACGCCTATTTTTGCCAATGTTTGGTCTATCTACCGCACGGCCAACCATGTTGCCGATACTGCGCAACACACCCTTTGTGGCAATGTCCATTGCGTCAAGGAACTCGTTATCAAGAGACTTAACAACGATGCCGTCTTCAGTAACAGTTGCATCAACTCTGTAGTAATCAAGAATTGGGTCAATTGCTTGCTTAACTTCAAATGCGTTGTTTATGTCAACGGGGATTATGTATGTCGACTTCTCTTCGATAATCTTTTCAAGATTACTGATGACATTGTTGAGCGTAGATATATCAACTTGTTGAGCTGGTATCTGCTGGTTAAAACCTACCCAGGAAAAGTCATCAAACGAAATCAAAGATTTTCCAGTATCGAACCCGCCGAACTGTTGAGGCATTCCTGGCATTGTTGGGATACTTGACTCTGGAGTTGGCTGTGTGTTTATCTTCTCTGGCTTACCAAACATGAATTCATTGTTTGCATAGTTGAAAGGAAGTTTATAAGTACTAGAAATTCCATCAGTAGTAATTCTGTCGAATACAACTATGTTTTCTATTACGGAACGAACAATAATATTTGAACCAGTCCTGTCGACCAATTCTCTTCTAATTGCTACAAGCATTGGGTTTTCCGGCATTGATGGAACTTCTGGCTTCACGGACTCTCTTGGGGCGGTTGGTTGTGTTGGTTTTGATACAGAAGGCATTCCTGGTCCACCAGATGGCATCACCATTGGCATTTGCGCAGGCATGCCCATTGGCATTCCGGGTCCACACTTTTCATCTGTGGTGGACGCAATCGTCTTCAACGCATCTAAAACTGAAGAAAGCTCATTTATGTTGAGGCCGTCGATAGATGGTTGTTCGTTTACTAAAACTGTTGATGACTGGTCTTCGGACTTTATTGAAATTGTTCCTGTCAGCTGGTTGGCACCATGAAGAACTGGAGAAACTTCGTAAAGCTCAACTTCATACAGAATGTTTGCTTGCATCTGTGGGTCAAACTTGGCATTAATCGTCTTGTAGCCGATTGACCATTCTTGTTCTTCGCCAAAAAATGCCACATTTGCAAAAGCCTCGCGGCCCTTTTCTGACTTCAAGTTGAACTGAACGCGGGCATACAAGCCACCAATTCCGGCAGCCTTCATTTTGTTAGGAAGACGAGGGTCACTTGGCTGAACCTCATACATATCAAGGACTTTACCGATTGGGTCGTTCCAGTTATGACCCCAAACAACGCGAGGCTTACGCCTAATTAGGCTCTTGCCAAAAGCTCCAGGGGCGCAAACATCGCCGACTGAGTCCTTGTTACCAATACCTGCGACAAAACATTCAACGATGCCTTCGGCTTCGTCAAGATTCACCATTCCTTGCGGTGCAGCCTTGTACTGAATGTCGGAATTTTTCTTAGAAGAGGGCATGTGGCTCCTTGTGTATTCTTCGATAATAAACGACAAAGACTGCACTAAACGGTAAGTATTCAGGTTTTTCGCATTGTTTACTAAAACCAAATACTAAAACTATCCTGTGATGTACTTCCCGTACATCCACGCCCTGCGAGCTTCTTCTTCGGCAATTTCAGGAATTCTCTTTGCGAGCACGTTTGTGTACAAAGAAACAATGTTTGACCTGAAGGCTCCAGCTCTCTGGTCTTCGTCAGCGACATTCATGGAAGAAAGCATTAACGAAGTTATTTCATCGGTCAAATCTTGGTTAAGACTTTTTATTCTTGCCATTTGAGAATCAACCTGAGCAATAATGTCAGATTCCATGGTGGAGTTTTTTGCAGACTTCTTTCCCATAGGGGAAGAAGCTTTAAACGACTCTTTGACGATGGCTGTCACGACCGGCTTGATGTCTTCATCAAACTGTCTATCCCATGTATCCGTTGGGAGAACAGATGGGATGTCTAGGGTTCCGGCAAACAAAGCTTTCTTAGCTTTTGCTCCACTTGATTTTTCAAGAACAACTCTTTGCTGTCTTTCCAAAACTCTTTCCATGCTTCTGACAAGAATCTCTTCCCATCTTTCCATCTCTAGTTTTTGAGAATCAAATTCCGTATCGAGGGACTTTGTTTCAAGTTCGGAAGACTCAGCACTTGTTGCACCCATAGGCATAGGTTCTGCGCCCGTCATCATGCCGGGAGGCATGCCTGGAATTGGGGACTGAGCCAGTTCCCCGCCAGGAGGAACGGTTGAGCCAACTTCTGCAAGTGCTCCGGCCATTGTGTTTGGGTCCACAGGTGGTTGTCCGGGCACTGGAGGCATCCCTGGCATCGCTGGGGCACCAGGTGGCATGCCAGGCATTCCTGGCTGTCCTGGGGCTCCAGGAACTTGAACCTGGGACGGTTCTTCCATCTTCTTCTTGGTGTTAGAGATTGGGATGAGGTTTGGATTGGCAAGCAACGAGTCAGCCAAATCGCTTTCGGTTTCTTTACGACCTGAACCAATTCGGTATTCATTGTTGCTGATTAGTCCTGCATTGAACTCATCCATCAAGTAGCGATGACGCTCCTGCTCGTACAGCATCAAAATGGGCACTTGGTCCACGTTAAAGTCAACGTAGTTATCTACGTCAAGTTCGTCTAAGGCACGAGACAAAATTTCCAAGTGAGGAAGCATTGTTTCCATCCAAAAGACTCGAATCTCTTCAGAAGCATTGCTGAAAGTTCTTCCTGCAGCGTTTCCGATTACGGATTCAGGAACACCAAAAGAAGCAAGGATTTCTTCTTTTGTGAGCTGACGCATTTGGATATAGGCGGCATCTCGTGGGTTGGCCGAAGTGTCAATGTAATCAACACCTTCATCGGAAGAGATTACCGAGGTGTATCCAACACGAGACAAGTTTCCACGGAATCTGCTTCTTAGTTCTTCCTTGTCATCGTCATCTATTTCTCCCTTGAGAACAAGAAGACCACCAGGTCTTCCGTCATTGAGCAAATAGTTTCTGTTGTAAAGCTTTGCCAAGTTTTCTATTTCAATGGCTACTCCACATGCTTCAAGTGGTGTCAACGATAGATACGGGTCAATTGGGTGCGGTCTTCTTACCCAGCAAACATCTTCCGGTTTTAGAAAGATTTTGTTTCCAGTTGGCATCTGAACTTCATATCCAGAAACAAACTTTTTTGGGTCAGGGATTGGCGAAGTTGATTGAGGCGGGAGAAGGTTGAGGCCAATAATGCCCCCGTCTCTACCTCTCACTTTTTCGATAAAAGCACCTCTTGTGCCAAGAAGAAGCTGAGCAGAAAGTCTGTACCTAAAGATGTAAGAGTTCTCACCAATGTTTGACTTGCTGTTCAAAATGTTAAGCAATGGTACTTTTTTGGCTTCTTTTATGGAAAGTATTTCTCCGTGTGGGGAGTTGTCTTTTCTGAGAATAATAGGAAGCCTGGCTTGGTTTCCGGCAATGGCATCAATACACCTAGATACCCATGTGACCTTCTGCATACCCTCTCTGTAGGCGCGCTCAATATCCCATGAGTCCCTGTACGGTTTGCCTGCATATCCAGGGTTTTGTGCTACTGGAGCACCTGGGCCAATGTCTTTTTGCGCTTGGTTATTTAGCGACTTGTTTGTAGAAGGATTCCACGCCATATTTTTTTTTACTCACGACCTAATAGAAAACCAAACAAGCCACATGTAGCCCCTCCGACCAGTAAACCGGCTGGGGGGTATATAAGTGCTGCACCAATACTAGATAGTATTATAAATGAAACCATGAAAAAATAAGCGAACAATGACCTGTTTAGCCTACTTTTGAATCGTGACCACAAAATTTTCATATGCTGCCAGACTAGCGCATTAGAGTACCATCAGGTCTAACAAAGCCGGAGATTATAAATGTCAGAACCACAAACTAACTGGGAAAGTGTTCTTGAATATCTTCAACCGAAGATGTCTGACTACTGCCCAGAAGAGCCGTCTCTGCCTCAGAAGGTATTCCTGAGAACCAACGGGCTGGAAGCCCTGTTCGGTGGGGCAGCAGGTGGTGGAAAGTCTTCCGCACTGCTTATGTCAGCCATGCAGTTTGTTGATATCCCTAGCTATTCAGCAATTCTTTTCCGTCGTACATTTGCTGACTTGTCTCTTCCTGGAGCCTTGATGGACCGCTTTAAGTCATGGATGTCCAACTATGACGATGTTCATTGGAATAACAACAGTTTTGTGGCAACTTTCCCATCTGGGGCAAGAATTTCCTTTGGGTACCTAAACAACCAGTCCGACTACCTTCGCTATAAGGGTTCTGAATTCCAGTTTATTGGGATGGACGAAGTCACCGAAATCCGTGAATCCGACTACCGATACATGTTCTCCCGTCTACGCCGACCCAACTCTGGACCCCTTTCCGAGGTCCCACTCCGAATGAGGTGTGCATCCAACCCTGCCCCGAACTGGGTTAGGCAAAGGTTTATCGTGGAAGGGATTTCTGAAGGAAGAATCTTTGTCCCCTCAAAACTGACCGACAACCCCGGAATTGACGCAGACTCATACCGTCAAGCCCTGCAGGCTCTTGACCCTATTGAGCGTAGGCGGCTTGAAGAAGGCGACTGGTGGAGCACCACTCTCGGAAGCTTATTTGAGCGAGAATCCGTCATAATTATTGACCAATCAGAGGTCCCAACAATCTCAAATACGGCAAAAGTCGTCCGTTTTTGGGACCTTGCAGCCACCGAGCCAAGCGCAAACAACCCCGACCCTGACTATACGGTAGGCACGCTAATGATGTTTGACCAGGGAATTGCTTATGTCATGGACGTAAAACGGGTGCGGGTTAAGGGCGAAAAGGTAGAGCAACTGATTGCACAAACAGCCTACGAAGACGGCCTAGATACCCCAATCTTGATGGAAATGGAGCCTGGCTCTTCCGGAAAGGCCCTTGTGGACCAATATGCCAGATATGTACTTCCTGGCTACAACTTCACTGGGATTAGGGCTACTGGAGACAAGGTAACCAGGGCTCGTCCATTTGCTGCCGCTATGGCTAACGGCAACGTCCGCGTGGTCAGGGGGCCGTGGCTTACTCATTGGCTTGATGAGTTCTCGTCATTCCCCGAAGCTTGCGACCATGACGACCAAGTCGACTCTGCTGTAGGAGCTTTTACACATTTGGCAGGTTTGGGGTTGCAACAGAGAAGAAGAATTGCTATCGTCATTTAGTACTGGGAGACCAGTTACTAGATAGGACGGTATTAAAAGTGTCTTTAGACAAAATTGCAAAACTCCGACTTCTGATTATTGATTTAGAAGCAGAGGTCATGAAAACCATTGATGATGGTGCAACTCTTGAAGAAGCGGGAAACATGCTCCTTCAGCTAAATCTAACTAAACGCGATATGGGTATTGTGTACGACGCAGTTGCCCATCGTTTTGGAGAAATGATGGATATGGAATCAGCGGTTCCACTCCCTGGCAATGCCGTCATTGAGAAGAAGTCTTCTTATGAGCGTAAGGCGTGGCAACACAAGGACATCGCTAAGGCAGTCATTAATAGATTGCGCCAAATGTCAGTTGACATGGATACTGGTGAAGTTGTAAAATCGCCAGAGGAAATTGCAATGGAACTAATGACCTATTGCGCTCCTTCTTACTGGAGAATTAAAGAGCTCAACAACATCGGCATCAACCCGGACATGTACTGCGAAACAGGCGTACTAAAAACAAGCATCATCGTCAGAAAGGGCGACACAGAATGAACACCAACATAACCCAACTATTAGCAGAACCATTTCCACGTGAAATGGAAAAGATTCTCAAGAAAGGTGGGGCGTCTCTCACTTACATCCCCGTAAGTGAAGTGATTACTCGCCTCAATAAAGTCCTAGGAATTGACTCATGGTCGTTCAATATCCTCTCTTGCGACAGAGACTCTCTTGACCCTGAATACATTGTTGCCCATGTTCGTTTAATATGGCACACTGACGCAACTCGTCCTGAAAGCACTGTTGTTCGTGACGGATTTGGTGGACAAAAAATCAAGCGCACCAAGACTGGCGATATCGTTGACCTTGGTGACGAGATGAAGGGTGCCGTTTCTGACGCACTCAAGAAAGCCGCTCAAACTCTTGGCGTAGGTCTTTACCTTGCCCGCAGTGAAGAGGCAATGGATATTGAAGAAGCAATGAGCATCTCCCCAGCAGAGCAAGGCCGACTTGATAAGTGGGACCAATTTGCAGGACTTGCAAAGGCCCTTAACGCCGACCAAAAAACAGAACTGAATGAGTTTTGGGAACAACATGCAGGTGGTCGCCCTAAGCCAACAAAATCGAACGCAACAGACCAAGACTTAGATGACTTGATTGCTGAAATCGTTCGTATTCAGTTTGGTGGCACCCTTGTCTCAGAGTGAGTTGGTACCTCCTCCTCACCTTTCTGCTTCTTCTATTGGAACGTTTCACCAATGCCCACTCAAGTTCAGGTATAACAAAATTGACCAAATTCCGGATGTTTCAGGCGAAGCAGCCGTCATGGGCAATTTTGTTCACGATGTTCTTGAAGAACTTTACAAACTACCCGCAGAACAAAGAACTCTTGACAACGCTAAGTTCCTTGCCAAGCAGGTGTGGGATGAAGTATGGGTAGATAGAGCAACTGCGTCTGTAAATAGCGAAAAAGAAATTCGTCTATTTAGGTGGCGTTCGTGGTTCTGTATTGAGAATCTTTGGATTCTTGAAAACCCACAGGAATTAGAACCTGGTGGTCTTGAGTTTGAAGTTGCTGGAGACATTGAAGGCGTTGTGATTAAGGGCTTTATTGATAGATACTCAACCCTCGGTGACGGCGAGTCCCTTATCGTGAGCGACTACAAAACTGGAAAAACTCCACGCCCTCAGTACCAAGCGGATAAATTCTTTCAGCTTTACATATATGCGTACATGCTGGAAAAGATGGGCAAAGGCACAGCCAAAGAACTAGAGCTTCTGTACCTAAAAGACGGAGTAAGACTTAAAAAACATGTGACAAGTCGTGAATCAAAAAACATGATTGAACACGTTATTGATACAAAAAAACAAGTGGACGAATGCTGTCGCACTGGAGAGTTTGAAGCAAGAAAATCGATACTCTGCAACTGGTGCAGTTATCAGGAAATTTGCCCAATGTTTGGTGGTAAGAAATGATTGATGAAGTTACTTTTGCTCAGATGGTCGCTGAAGAAGTTAAAAACAAGCTATCCCCTACTCAAAGAGACATGCTGACCGACCCTGAAAACTGGAGTAGATGGAAGGACCACCTGCAGGCTCTTGTTGACAATCTTGACGACCAAATAGGTGACATTGAGTATGACAACCAGTCGGACATCGAACGGTTTGAGTCAATGGGTCGCGATGGAAAAATTCTTGCTCAAGAAGCATCCAAGGCTTACGAAGCTAGAAAGAAGAAAATTCTTCGTTTTAGATTTCACGTAAACAAACGCCTAGATGAAGTATCAGCAATGATTGATACGGGGGAGGCTCCTGAATCAAATGGCTGGCAGGAGATGGAAACCCTTAAGAAAGCAATTATCAAACATCGTGCTCTTTTGCGTGAGTTTGAACTTGAAGAGACATCTATAGACAGGGCCTTGTGGGCGGTTCTTAACAACGAGTGGCTATTCGACCTAATCGATGAATCAAGCCTTTTTCCAGCAGAGTGAACCGTAAGCCAATAAAGCGGTCAGATAAACCGCTAAAAAGAACACCTTTAAAGAACTCTTCAAAGAAGATAAATCATCGCTCTAAGAAAACTGAAGAGAAGTACAAACTTCGCAGACCATTGGTAGAAAAACTTTTAGGAGAACGCCCATGGTGTGAAGCCTGTCCTGTCTTTGCTCAACATGACGAACTTGCTGTCTATCAGCAAAGGCCATCATCGGATGTTCACGAACTAGTGAGACGCTCCCAGGGTGGCTCTATTCTTGATGAATCAAACCTTATGTGTGTCTGTCGTCCTTGCCACACTCGCATAGGAAACTATCCTCAGCTTGCATTTGACCTTGGTCTATCTAAGCACTCTTACGATTCTTGAGGACCGACAGAGCCAATACGTGGTTGTATTCGGTCGTTATTGGTAGGATATATTTCTCGTAATTTTTCACCGTCTGCTGTAGTGACTGCACCACCATGAAGAACTAGTCCAGGGCTGAATCCGTAACAGGCGTTAACGACATCGCAGACGCCAAACATCATGACAGAAAGTCGCCTGCGACGCCATTTTTCGGCTGTGGTTATTTGTTGAATCATTGGGTCACCAGCACGCCAATTAATCATGGCTGCCCATGTGGACATATATTCCTTTTCAAGAACACGAGAGGCTTCTGCGCCCTCCAATACGGTCCCCCAAGGATATCTACCATCCGCAAATCCAAGAAGTATTAAATGAGGAGGTTGAATATGTCGACCATCAAGAAGAACAAACCAAAGTTTAGTTACTTCGTCTTCTGTTCCGAAAACTTCTTCGCGGTAATACTTAACTACCAAACGGCCTTCTGCGTCAACTTCACCCCAGCCCCACTCAGTCATGTCTTCGGTGGGAAGTTCTTCACTATTTGTATACCACCTTTTAGGGGGCGGACGCATGCCAGCAGAAAGCCAACGAATATCAAAGAAATTATCGCTTAATTTGTTTCCAGTATCAAGCGCAAATGTTGATGGTAGTTTTGCCATACGGCAATACTAGTCGTTCCACCATGCTGTCCAAGGCTTGGCTGAAGCAGATGCTTTTTCTGTGTCGTGAATACCAGTGTAGGCAACCGAGATTGTGACCTTTGCGTCATTCTCGTAGCCTTCCCAATCGCCGCCATCTGAATAAACAAACAGTTGGAGGATTTCGTCGGTGTTCATAACGGCAACATCTGTAAGGTAGGTGTTTGCGTTGTACTCTTCTTCGTTCCAACTGTAGTTAATTGCATGTGCTTTATCGATAGGCGTTGCGGCTGTACTGCGAAGGTCAAGTACGCCATTGCCAAAGTATGGCTGTGTGCCAAATGCACTAAATTTGCCAATTCCTTCATCTGGGTTTCCAAGCCACATTGTTGGCTTCAGTTCATCAGTCACAGAGCCGTCATATTCAACATCCTCAAAGCCAAACATCCAATCTGATGGGTTGTCGTACTGGCTGTGTTGTGTCTTGGAGTTCTTGGTCTTGATTGCTGCAAGGCGGAGAAGTCGTTCGGTTGTATCAACATCAAGAGTTGTTTCAACGCCTTGCCAAAGACCTGCCGTTGCACCATAAACCTGCTGAGTGGTGAACCAGATTGACTCAATCTTGACACGGAATGGGAAAGACACATTCAGGTAAGAAGGGTCACTGACCTTGACGGTCCAGTCGTAGTTGACGATTGATGGTGCGATGATTCCAGACATTTTTTCTCCTGCGGGCGTTAGGGAACGCTAATATTATGACATGTTTTTGGCATGAAAAAAGCGCCCCCGAAGAAGCGCTTTAATCAGATTTTGGTTAATTTTTAATTAACGGCCTTCTTGAACAGTAAAAGCAACAGTCATGTTTGAACCTGCGGTACCAGAACCAACAGCTGAAACGTCGAGGCTGATGAGGTCACCGGCTACGAAGTCAGTGTTGGCTGCTGTGAGTGTGCCCGCATCGGCGTATGCGCCTGCTGCGATTGAGAAGGATGCTGCGACGTCTGTGCCAACCTTGAGGTCTGCGGTGAGTGCTGAACCAGCGGCTGCGCCGACGACTGCAACATATGCTCCAGTGATTCTGCCGTTGAAAGGCAAAGCAACCGAAACCATGCTTGAGGTTGAAAGTGTTCCGGGGATTCCAAGAACGATTGTTGTTGGTGCAAGTGCTGCTGTTGACATGTTTTCTCCTAGTTGAGGGGGGTTATAGATAAATAATAACACGGGATAGTTTTTATTATTTGAATTATTCAGACAATTATTTATTGTTTGCTTATCGTTAACTCATGTATTCTTGACTCCAGGTACCTACAACTCGCTGTCAGAAAGGAAAGGACGGTGGTCAATGTCTAGTGGCCTAACCACGGCAATCCGGAGATTAATTTTTTAACTTCTCTACAACCGCCAGTCTCTGCAGGACAGGCGGTTGTTTGCTGTATTAGCACTGTTTGTGATTGTTGTACAATTGTTTAGCACAAGAGATTTGTGACCGTTATAGGTGAAGGTCGGGTAGGACGAGTCCTGCCCGATTTTCATGTAGTAGGGTCTTTTTGTGCCCGAATTAAAGCTAATAGGACTAGACCTTTCACTGACTTCTACTGGCGTTTCAATAAATGGGAAAACTTCGATTATTTCCACAAAAGCCAAGGGCCCTGAAAGGCTTTCCTACGTAAATAAAACGATTCTTCAGCTATGTCTTGACGAAGAAATCAACTGCGCCCTTATTGAGGGTTACTCGTTTGCGTCACGCAACTCACAAGCCCACAGTATTGGAGAGCTCGGCGGGTGCATAAGGATGACTTTTTGGGAATGTGGGATTACTTACGTGGAAATTCCTCCCACTTCTAGGGCAAAGTTTGCTACAGGAAAAGGCAACGCTGGAAAGACGGAAGTGATTTCTGCAATATCTTCCAAAACAGGCATGGTCTTTTCTGGCTCCGGCGCAGACGACGAATGTGATGCATGGATTCTTGAACAGATGGGGCTTGCATATTTAGGAAAAAGCCAATACGATTGGACGGCAACACAACTATCGTCTCTAGAGAAGATAGATTGGTCAGCAATGGATAATATAAAGGACTCAAGTGCAAAATAGAAACAATCCAATTAGTCAGGTTGATATCGAAAACGAGCTTCTTCGCTTGATAGGAATGCTAGAAGAAGAAACAGAAGCTTTTGAAGTTCTTGCTATAGACAATGCCAAGAAAGAGGCGCTTCACAAGTCCAATTGGGCCAAAGAATACCTATCAGCAAAAGGCTCAATCAAGGAACGTGAAGCATGGGCAGACTACAAGTTGGACGAATCTTCATTTGATTACAAAATCTCTGAAGCGCTTGTTAAGTCAAAGAGAGAAAAACTTCTATCGCTACGCACATCAATTGACGCAATGAGAACCCTCAACGCAAACGTAAGGCACCAAGTATGAGTAACGGTATCCATCCGTCACTAATCGGTATGGCGGTAGACATAAACACACTTCTGCCACTTGAGAAGAACCCAAGAATTGGAGACGTTGACGCAATTACTGCTTCCTATGCGGAGTTCGGCCAAGTAAAACCCATAGTTGCCAAAAGAAACGATGATGGAACGGCAACTGTAATTGCCGGTAATCACCAGTTGGAGGCCGCCAAGATTCTTGGATGGGACCAGATTGCTGTTATTTATCTTGAGGGCGATGATTCTCGTGCTGTTGCATTTGCGCTTGCCGACAACAGGACTGTTGAGCTTGGTTACTCTGAACCAGAAATTCTTTATGAACTAATCAGTTCAGTGAGCGATTACTACCCAGAGCTACTAGAGGGCCTTGGTTGGGATGAGTTTGAGATTGCCGAATACGAGCAAGAGGTTTACAGAAACAGCAGTGAGATGTCCACTAGTGGTAGTTACGTTCCACCGGTTCTTATCGATAGAAACACGGAGATTCAAGGATTTGACGATGTCCCTGAATTGCGTCCACAAGAGTTCACCGTCACTAGAGACAGTGAAGGTGAGAAAAGAATCGTCGCCCCTTCTTCTTCTGACCAAAACGATATAGCTATTCGTGGTTCAACAATGGCTGCAGGTGCTGGTCAGCAAGCAGTGGTTCAGTTCACGCTTGTCTTTGATAACCCTGCCCAGCAGTCTCGTTGGTACGATTTTATTCGCTGGCTAAGAAGTGATGTTTCAATTGTTGGGAATACAACTGCAGAACGGTTAATGGACTTCATCGGCCAACACTCGGAGATTTAATGAGTATTTGGTCGTGGGTGCTTGGAACTCTTGGTGTTACCGGCCTTTTAATTGCTGGCAATAGAGTTTGGTGGGGCTGGTTAATAAACTTAGCCAATGAGATTCTTTGGGTTGTTTACGCAGTTAAAACAAAACAGTATGGATTTATTTTGATGGCTGGTGCGTATGCGCTTGTCTATGCTAGAAACGCTAGAAACGGTTGGAAACATAATGAGTCCTGAAGAGTTAATAGAACTTGAAAAACTATTTGAAAAACTAATAGCTGAGCGTAATGAACTAAATCGCGTAATAGACGAACTTCGTGCCGAAGTAAATCGTCTTTCTCAGATTGCGAAATACTAATGACTAGACAAAGAATGTTTCTTGACATGAGCTGCATAGATGCAGCCCGCCAAAGAATTAGGCACGTCTACGATACTTTTGATACCGTATGTGTTCAGTTCTCTGGAGGAAAAGATTCCTCTGCGGTTATGTATCTTGCTAAAGAGGTACACGAAGAACGCGGTCTTGGGCCAGTAAAAGTTATTTTCCGAGACGAGGAAATGGTAAGCCCTACAACTATTGAGTATGTAGAAAAAGTGCGAAACTACGACTGGGTTGACATGGAGTGGTACTGCCTCCCTTACCCTGCAGAAATTTGGGTTCTCGGACAGAGGGTTACTACAGTTCTGTGGAGCAACATGCGTAAGAACCAGGGAAGGCTCGTAAGAGACATCCCGCCTTGGGCTATTACGGGTGAAGACTTTGGTCTAACCCACGATGTATCTCTTCCAGAACAGACCGACTACTACACCATGCAGGGCAAGAAGGGGAATGTTGCCTTCATCACCGGCGTTAGAGCAAGCGAGTCAATGGTTCGCTATAGGTCCTGCGTTCAGAAGTTGCATGAGAACTACATCGTTACTCCGTACAAACTCAAGACCGGAATACCAATGAAGTTTGCCAAGGTTATTTATGACTGGAACACAAACGACGTATTTAAGTTTTTGATTGAAGAACACGGTTCTGAGTACTGTGAGTATTACGACCTTGCTGCCCAGACGGAAAGTAACACAAGAATCGGTATCCCACTCCACAGCATTGCTATTCGCAGGATTGGTGATGTGGTTGCTACGGAACCAGAGTTTTACGACAGGCTTGTGGAGTGTTTTCCCCACATCGATGCTCAACGCAGGTGGTGGCCAGAATTTGACATTGAAAAACTTATTAACGAATACTCGGGATTGGGTTTAGAAGGTGCTTCAATGTTTATTGAAGACTACCTAGTTGGTGAACGCAGACAAATGGAAGCAAAAGCATACGTCTCTAAGTTTCGCAAGAAGCATCTAGAAGACCAACGTGCTTACCCAATCAGTCTGCTAATTAGAACTCTTGTTCTCAACGAAATAGATGGTGGTTCACCTTCTCCTGTTGGGCCAAGAACTAGAGCATACACAGTAAGAAATAATGACGAAGAAATGGAAACAACATATGAAGTATGAGATAGAGGAAGTTGACCCATCAACACTTATCGTCCCACCATGGAGAGCAACCTACATACTGAGACCAGACCTTTTAGTGCTTTCTGCGTCTTTGCTCGATTTTGGTTTTATTCAACCAATCCATGTATCTGCTAGAACCGGAGAAATCATTGATGGCTCTGAGCGCTATTTGTTGGCTACAAATGTCAAGCAGATAATGGAAATAATTGGTAAAACAATCCCGGTCATAAAGCATGATGTTGGGACCATGGAGGCAATGGAGATGCATCTTCGACTAAATAGAGGAAGAGGCTCGGTAGTGGCCAAACCTATGTCATCGATAATTAAAAAACTTGTCAGGTCTCGAGCCGCTACTGAAAAAAGCCTAGAAAGAACGTTATGCATGAAGGGAAATGAATATTCTTTAATGATTGACGGCACAATATTGAAGTCAAGGAATATCAAGGAATATACATATTCAAGAGCATGGGTGCCAGTAGAGGCTCCTCCAGGGACGCTTGATAAGGGTCCAGTGATTGAATCACCACCGAATAGCGACAGGTAGTTTTTGGCGCGGGTATTTAATTCCGAATTAGCGCCATATGGTAAACTTCTTTAAAATGTTTCTCAAAGAAGTTGGTTGATTATGCCCAGAGTAAGATACGGCCCGGACATTACGGACGACGCAGACTCCCTACTCCTCGACGCAAGCCGAATCAAGAACCAGCTCAACAAGGCTAAGGGTGAAAAGGCCAGAGCAGCTCTCATCAAAGAAAGAGACTTGCTAAATCAAGCAATCAAAGACATTTTTGGTTCTCGTGCCAATGCTAGAAAATTGCAAAAAGAATCTACAAGACTGCAAGGGTATCTATCTCCTTCAGAAATTAGAGCCCTTGGCGTAAAGTCAAACAAAAAGATTAAAGGCAAAGGAGTGCTTGGTCTTGCAAATTCTCCGCGTGGCAGCCAGCAGATTGGTCGCAAAAAGGGCTACAAGGCTCGCGCTAACCCAATTAACGAAGCTCTGTACAAGTCGGCAACAGAGAGGGCAAAATCCTCAGCCATTCTCAAGCAGGTAAAGAGGCAGAAAACCGCTGCTGAAGCAAACAGAAAAGCATCTAAATCTAAAGCTAAAAAAGTGCAGGCAAAGCAAAAGTCGGCAGCAAAGAAGGCTACGCCAACTAAGAAGGCTGCTCCAGCGAAGAAGGCTGCTCCCGCCAAGAAGGCTGCTGCAAAGAAAGCTCCCGCCAAGAAGGCTCCAGCAAAGAAAGCCACACCAAAGAAGAGGCGCTAAATCGGTCTTTATGACTGATTAACGCCTAGTGGAGGTATCAAGTGCTAGTAACTCAAGCAGACCTTATTAACTACATGGACATAAAGCTGTCCTTGCGTCAGCAGGATGCAGCCGAGATGATTCTTGCAGGTCTCCAATCAGAGATGGAAGCTCATCTTGGTCGACCTATTGAGGTGGTGGAATTCGAGGAAGATTACACTGTAGAAGGTACATACCACGGCGTTCCTATGGGTACCTTCTTGTCGGCCCCACCGCATAGCTACACGGACTCGTTTGTCCAGTCAAATATGGTAGATAGCACAACATGGGCAACCCCTCCAAGCACTATCTATTTCCGCAATTCGCCTGTTGTAAACGTGTCCGAAGTAGTAGTAAAACCGCTAAACGGAGAACCAAGAACCCTCATTGTTGAGCATGACTATGTTGTGCGCAGGTTTGGTATTGACTACTTTTACGCCCTTGATGGTGACGTAATTACAGTTACTTACACTGCAGGCCTGGATGGTACAAATATACCAATGTTTAAGCTTCTTATCCTAAGAGCGGCTTCCAGGGAGATGCAGAACATGCATGACGATGTTGTTGGCCTCAAGGACATAACAACGCGAAATGTCGGACCTCTGGTGACTGGATTTTTGGATACTGAACTTATGTCTCTGAGGAAGTACAGCCGAAGAAGAATTGCATAACAATGTCGGCACCAGTAAGAGTAGACATTGAGGTCAGGATTGAAAAAGTCCAGAACTTGGTTGCAGACATCCAAGACAGGATTACCGATGCTAAGCCTGTTTTTAGGTGGGCACACCAGGTCCTAAAGAAGACATTTGCAGAAAACTTCACATCACAGGGGCTTCCTGTTGGTGGATGGTCCCCGCTTGACGCTGAATACGCCTCATGGAAGGCCAGGGAGCTCCCAGGGAGACCAACGCTTGTCCGTAGCGGAGAGTTGTTTAAAAGCCTCTCCGAGCTATCTGACCCCTCTGTGAACCAAATAAACAAACTAAGTGCTACGTTTGGAACTGGAGTGAAATATGCTCCGTTCCATCAGACCGGAACACCAAACATGCCAAAACGCCAAATTCTTTTTATCCCGCAATCCTTTGTCAGTGAATTTGCAGAAAAACTAGCAAACTACATTGTTGAAGGTAATGAAGGGTTGACAGCATAATGCCTACAGTTCCTGGATATCCATTAATGCATGGCGCTCAGTTTGCCAAGCAGTATGTAAACAATTACCTTTCAGAAGATGTTCCTGTAAGAATTATTGATTACCGTAACGGTTGGAATGTTGACGACATAACCCTTCCGACCCCTGAGGGGTTTACAACATACGAACCGTTTGCTATCGATACATGGCCGCTTGTTATCACTGTAGTTATCTCTTCTACGGCTTTTAACCGTATTGGATTTGATGGCCCAGACCCTCTTTATAGGGTTTCATACTCAATGCGCACCTATGTTTGGGTAAAAACAGAAGGCTCAGAAGAGTGCACGATAATGCGAGATAGGTTAACAACCGTTCTCAGGTCGGCCCTTCTTGATTATCCATGCCTCAAGGCCTATGACGAAAGAACATCTTTTAGGGCAATGATTGACGAAGGTTCAATTCGTGAAGAGTTTTCCGATTTAACACTGCTTAAAGGCGACAGAATTATGGCTGGGGCATATATTTCCTACAATATGGAGATAGATGAGGTAGTTTCTCGCAAGCCAATCGGCGTTGTGTCAAGCATTGATTTAGAAATAGAAGCCAGTGGAGATTCATCCGCGCCACTTCCTATTTTGTAACTTGTTATGTCGTATTCTATTTATACAGCATTCTTTTTAACAGTTGCAATAATCAACACGAAATCATCTGTACAATATAAACCGTTGGCGGCATTGTCACTCAACACGAACCACAGGAAGGTCTTATGCCAGGCGTAGTAATCTCCACAGCAGTCAGAACAGGCCCATCTTCCGCGACAGTGCGCGAATCTTCGCAGCTTTTTGTTGTCGGATTAGCAGAACGAGGAGCTGTTGGCGAAGCAGTTTTAGTTCAGAGCCTTGCAGAATTTGAACACATGTTCGGCGGATACGTTTCGTATTCGTACCTCCACCCAACAGTAGAAACCTTCTTTGAAGAAGGCGGCACTCAGGCTTATATCTCCAGAGTTGTCGGCGCTGACGCAGAATCAGGAACGCTCGTTCTTGAAGATGCTGACGAGGACCCAGTATTGACAATTGACGCAAACGGTGCAGGCGCATGGAGCTCAGATGTTGAAGTTACTGTTACTCAGCCAACAGGAACAACCTTTGCAGTTATCATCTCTTACCAAGGTGACCCTGTGTACAGCACGGGCAACGTAACCTCTGTGGCACAAGCTGCTGGTCGCATCAACTTAAGCTCAGTTGCTTCTCGCTACGTAACGGCAACAGCCGTTGTTGGCGCAACAACAAAGCCAGCAGTTCTTGTAGCAACAAACCTCTCAGCAGGAGACGACGACCTTGCACAGGTTGATGACGACTCCCTAATTGACGCCCTTGAAGTCTTCAACGACTCGCTCGGTACCGGTGCAGTCTCAATCCCAGACGCAGAAACGGCAACTCGCCTTTCCGTTGGTGGACCAGTTACTGACTACGATGGCACACTAAAGGCCACTCAGGACGTTTCTACTGCTCTTATTGCTCACGCAAATGCAAATAATAGAATTGCTATCTTGCACGGAGGCGCTGCCGATACTGTTGCTAACGCAATCTCGAAGGCAGGAGAACTTAAGGTTCTCACAGAAACCGAGCATGCGGCTATGTACTTCCCGTGGGTTAACGTTCCAACAACGATTGCTGGTGTATCAAGGCTTATACCGCCAGACGGCTATGTTGCCGCCAAGCGTGCACAGGCTCACAACCAAGGTGGAGCACATGTTCCAGCCGCTGGTCTTATCTCTACAGCAAGATTCGTTACAGGTACTGCTCTTGATATCAACAAGACATCTGGTGACCAATTGGATGACGAGCAAGTCAACTCAATTAGAATCATTCAAAACTCTGTAAGAATCTACGGTGCTCGTTCATTGTCAATTGACACTGAGAACTTCCGCTACATCACGACCCAAGAAATCATCAACCACATCGTTGTTGCTTCTCAGCGGTCTCTCGAAGACCTTGTCTTCGGTGTAATCGACGGACGTGACACCATCTTCTCTGCAATTACATCACGATTGATTGCAATTCTTGCTCCATTGCGCGAAGAAGGCGCTTTGTTCCAAGCATTTGATGTCAACGGAAAGAAAGTCGACAGTGGCTACACAGTTCGTTGCGACTCCTATCTGAACCCAGTCAGCCAACTAGCAGGCGGTACTGTCAAGGCTAAAGTTGGTGTTCGCACCAGCAGTGTCGGCGACAAAATTGAAGTCGACATTATCAAGTCGAATCTAACCGCTAGCGTCGTCTAAAGAAGGATATAAACATGTCAAAAGTATCTCAGCGCCAAGTACTCGCCTCGGTCGTGCCGGTTGATGCTGGCAAACACCCGAAGTGGACAGGTTTTTACTTTGCCCAGGTTTCTGGTGGAGAAATTACTGCATCTGTAGAAAAGATTTACGAAGGCGGCAAGCTCCGTCCTACCGTTCTCTGTGCACCATCTGAAGTTGGCGACATTACGCTGACCGCTCACTATGATGACGACAGAAACCAAGCAGACGGCCCTACCGGAATTGCAGAAAAGATTGCAACACTCCGCCCATTGGTTGGCCGTGCTTCGTACGACATCACAATCGAGACCTTTGACTGCGACCTCAAGGTTCCAGGCACGGACCGTGTGTACTCAAAGGCCCTTTTGGTTGGCATCACAGAGCCAGACGGTGACTCATCTTCTGGTGCTCCTGCGACTTTCTCGCTAACATTTGCCATCTCGGACGTTGAGTCCGGTGCTGGCGCAGCTGGTTGATAAATCTTCTCTTCTGAGTTCCATCACGGGCATGCGTGATGTGCTAGGTTTTCTCTTATGACAGAAAACTCTGAACTCTATACAACATCCACAGAAGATTCTTCCCCTAAAGCAAAGCAAGTCAAGGCTGCTGTTGCTGCAGAAGAGACACCGCTTCAAAAGCTTACGGGCATTGTCAAGCGCAAGGTTGAACGCTCGGTTGTTCTAATCCCTGTTCCTGAACGCCCTGGTGTAAAAATCAAGATTAGCCCGAACATTACCCAGAACCAAATGAAAAACTGGCGTAAGCAAGCTGGTGAAGATACCCGTAATGGTATGGATGGAACACGTTTTGCTTGTTCAGTTATTGGCCACACCACTATCGGTATCTTGTTTGACGACGAAGAAGTATTCGATGATGCTGGCAATGAGCTGACATTTGCTTCTCCAGTCATTCTTGAGATGACAAACACAACTCGCCCACTTCCTGACTGTGTTAAGGAATTCTTTGGAGTTGACCCTCATATTGAGGCTGCTGCCCTCTCGATTCTTGACGCTGCTGGATACTCTGATTCGGTGGACGTTGAAGACCCTACGAAGGGGTCTTCGACGAACTAGTTGAAGACCCTTTAGTCATCTCGGCAGCAAGATTAGGCGAACTGTTCGGGACAGACCCAGTAAGACTTTTAGATTCAACAGAAACTGAATGGCTAATAAGGCTTGCTTGTGCTAAAGTAATAAGTAACGACCGCGAAGAGCAGGAACGCAAATCTAGGCAATAAGCCAGATTTGTTCCTACACTCACGCGATTTTCCCAAAAATCGTAAATGAGCGTGTGAGGTCTAAGCGTGGCCAGGGCTGAAGGTACAGTCAATATTGAGGTAAAGGGTGCCGCTCAGGGCGCTCTGGAAGTAAAGACCCTTGACAAAGCTCTTGATAGGCTTGACGCTAAATCACGCAGACTTTCGTCTGGACAAAAAGCCGCAGCTGCCAGCACAAATTCACTTGGTACTAGCGTATTAAAAGCAAAAAGGTCTTTTGACAGCTTTGATAAAGGCGTAAAAGCGGCAGGAATGGGCCTGTCAAAATTTCTTGGACTAGCAATAAAGGGGGCAATTGCTAACTTTGCTCTTCTTTCTGTCTCACTAATGAGCGTTCACGCTCTTTTTGTCGCAGGAAAATGGCTACATAAAGCCTATTCATGGGGAATGACTGCTATGGCCGGCGCGGCCGCCAGCGCAGCAGTAGCACTCGGAACCGCAGCTGCCGCTATTCGTGAGCAGCAAGCAGCAATGTATGCGTTTACAAAGGGCGGAGCTGGAGAGTTCCTTACCGGAACAAACCAAGTTCGCAACGCAATGAGAACTCTTCAGGCTGACTCTCAGCTAGCAGGTCTTGGAGTTGCTGCACTGAACAAAGCCTACGCAGCAATGGCTAAGTCCATGAAGTCTTCGCAGATTGCACAAAGCGGTGGGTTGATGAAAAACCTCATGGACTTTGGTGCAGCCGGACAGGACCCTGCAGCAGCAGCAGACAAAGTTGGCGCGTTAATTGAAGCCCTTAATAACTCAAAAACAAGCATGTCTAAGGTTAAAGAAGCAGCAAAAGCTCTTGGCCCACAAATGGAACAAGCTCTTAAAAAAGCAAAAGTAACCAGCAAGAAACAGATGAAAGAACTCATCATGTCTGGTGAACTTGCTAAAGCCGGTGGCGTTGCTGGGCAGTTTGAGGCAGTTAACTCAACCCTCATTGGTCAAGCAAAAGCTTTCTTCACTCAGATAAAAGGTGAATTTGCAGACTTTGGTCAACAGTTTCTTGAACCAGCAAAAATTGCAATGCAAAAAATCTTCAGGATTATAAGAAGTGACCTTCTTCGCGTAAGCGGTTCTTTAGGCGAGTTTGGAAAAGGTGACTTTTTTGATGGTCTTGTTGGTATTTTTGAAAAAGTGTCTAACTTCTTTGTAAAGCTAACCAGAGAATGGCTACCCAAGACTGATGGTTTTTTTAGAAACATGGGCAATGGTTGGGAAAAATTTGCTAGATGGTTTAGGATTTCAAAAGAACAACTTAAACCGTTTGTAGATGGCGCTAGAGCCATTGAGTCGATGTTTAAACCGGTGTTTAATGCGGTAAAAGATGGATTTGTTGGGATGATGAAAGATTTCAACGTCCATGCCCAAGACCAGTCAGCAACTTTTGAAGAATTTGGAGAAAGAATTGCTGGAGTTGTAGAGCAGCTTTTTAATCTATTAAGAACAATGGAAGATATTCGAAGGAAAGCAATGCCTTTCCTTAATGATGTTCTTGGGGGTCTTACCGAAGTATTCAAAATGCTCAACTCTATGGTTGGAAGTATTGGTGGAATGTTTGGCGGCAGCGGCGGTGGACTGATGGCCTTGGGTCTTATCGCTAGACAAATGAAAAATACCAAGGGCGGACTAATGGCACAGGTTCCCAAAAATACTCAGACCATGAACGTAACTGCTGGAACCGTAAATCTTGGTGGACCAGGACAAGCTCCAGGAGGAAGATTGTCTTCTGGTGCCACAGGTGGAGCACCTGGCGCTCCTCTTCCTGGTAGCCCAAGAATGTCAACTGGACGACAGGTTGCTGGGGGTGGCGGTGCAGGTGCCCCAGGTCAGGCAAGGTACCTGGGCGGTAATCAACCCGGATACGCAGCGGCGTGGGAAAGAGGGTTGGCAAGGTTTGGCGCAAGAAGCAGTACGCCACCAGATTTCGTAGGACACGGTGGATATGACAGAAGGTCAAACAGTGCTATTGCTAGGCGTTTTAGAGATTACCGAATGGGCCGAAGCATGGACAGACATAACGTAAGAATGTCTACCGCGTACGACCAGACGCACGCAGGACCAGGAGCGGGCATCGGTACGCCAACACACGGAGCTGCTGCTGGAGCCGTAGGAAACTACACTCCATTAGGACAAAGAGTAAACCTTTCAGACGTTGCAGGGCTTCGAGCAACAGGACAAATACCTGCGGGAATGAGCAACGCTGAATATATGGCCGCCAGAAATGCTTCTGCCGCCAATATAGGTAATAGTCAAATTAGAGCCAGAGATGAGCAGATACGTAGAAATGGTGGCGGGTGGAATGTTGGCAGAACCCCAAGAGCAAGGTATCAAAATGGAAATCTTGTTCGTCAGTTTGGTGCAGGCGTAAGGGGCTTTGGTAGCAGGGGGGTTACGTCTACCCGTGGAATGTTCGGCAACATAATGAATGCTGCAAACTCGCAGGTTGACGAAAAAGCTGGGTTCCTGCAAAGCTCCATAACAGGGCGACAGATGGGGATAGAAAGACTTCACGGTCCTACTGGTGCCATAGAAGTTCTTCACCCAAAGACAGGAAACGTAGTTGCTGGGCTTGACCAGCAATCAGGAAAGTTTAAAGGCGCAACATTCAGAAATTCCGGTTTTGGGCTTAAAAGAAAACTTATGGCCCATAACATGCGTCAAACCAGAAGTAGCAGGCTTGGTTCTGCTGTTCTTGGAAATGCAGAAAAAGGCATTGGCGGTATGAACAACAGCATGGGCGCAAAAATGGCTGTCGGTATGGGTATGGGTATGTTGTCTCAGAAAATGGCCCCAGAAGCACAGGGGGCAATGGCGCTTGGTGGAATGGTTGGTCAATTCAACCCACTAGCTGGACTCGCAGTTGGTTTTGGTGGAGCCGCCCTTAAATCAAGAACAGCAAAAGGTGGAGCAGCGACGGGAGCCATGGCTGGTGCAGCAATCGGAACAATGATTGCTCCAGGCGTAGGTACCGCAGTTGGTGCTGCCCTTGGTGCCATTACCGGCGCACTTGCTGGTTGGTATGGCGGAATGAAGCAAAGGGCAAAGGAAGCCAAAGCGGCAGTTAATTCATTCTTGGATGCTGTGTCTTTTGCCGAATTTAAAAAAGCTGGAATTCAATTAAAGAGAAACGAAGAAGCCGCAGCAAGAGGAGAAAGTCTTGCTGGACGAAGCGGCGCACTTGAAAATGTTGCTTCAGCAACTGCTGAAAAATACAGAAATGTTGGTGCCAGATTTAAGGGCATCGACATGGACTTTCAAAAACGAAATGACCAAAAAGCGCTCAATTTCAGTCAGTCGGGAAAGACTGGAACAAAAGGATGGTTGGGAGCTCTCACTGGTCAGTCAAGATGGGGTAGAAGGTTAAACCCACTTGGATGGCTTACAAGTGCAGCTGGAGGAGTCACCCGTGGGGTTTCTCAACTGATGGGCGGCCTTGGAAATATCCCAGGAATGGACACTGTGTCAAAAGTCCCAGGACTTGGTTTCCTGGGCGGAAACAACGCCATAAATGACGACCAAAAGAAAGCTCTTGACCAAATAGAGTTGCTGCGTAAAGACCCTGCATTTAAGGGGATGATTAGTGACGATGAATACAAAGCCATAAAAGCTAGCCCAACTAAAGGTTTAACAGAAATTGGTAAAAAACTTCCAGAGCGCATAGAAGCAGCAACGATGGTTGGCGACCAATCAACAAAGCGCATGGAAATGCTCAAGAAGATGTCTGGTAAATCCGGAGCAGAACTTGAATTGTTGGCCAAAAAAATGGGCGTGAACCTTTACGACTCCACTATGAGAATGTCAGACATGGTTGAAAAACTTGGTCTAAATATGGTTAGAACAACCGAGGAAATGAAAAACCTAAACATTGACTCGTTCGTAAAGGGTATTTCTGATGGATTTGATGAAGCAATAAAAGCAGCAAAAGCCCCAGAAATTTATGACGAGCGGGGTCGTCAAGTTTTCGACGTTGTAAAAGGCGGAGGCAGCACTGCATCGGTCCTTGAAGCGTTAAAAGGTTTCCAGGAATCGTCTGCATCAATGGGCAAGGGGGCTATTGACTCCTTCTATGGCCAGAAAGAACAAATAGGAACAGCCGCTGACCCAGGAAAACTGTTTGGACCTGGTGGTGCATGGGCAAAAATGGACCCCGCAAAGTTCTTTACACCCGCAGTTGTTAAGGCACTTGCAGCTCAAGATGCAAGTACGGAAAAAGGATTTATTGGGGGCGCGTCTGAACAAATAACAGGAATGCTTGCAAACTCCGGAATGATGGGCAATACCTCGCAACTGTCGGCCGTAATCGGCTCCATGGACGCCCCAAATAGGGAAAAATTCCTCAAAGATGTTGAGTCTGGAACTTTCAACATAACCGACCCATTTGCAAACAAAACCGACGAAGAATCAAAAAAAATATATGAAGCTAAAGGTTTTGGTAGCAAAGAAGAGTACATGCAAAATGTGCTTTCTGACAAGTTTGACGCATACGGTGCTACTCAGAAAAACTTTGAAATAGGGTCAATAGACAAAGACACCAATGCTGTAGCTGACAAGATGTCCACTGCTTCAGACACCTTCAAGACGGCGGTAGAGAACTTCAACGATAACATGGCTAACTATTTCACTGACTCTACTGGAAAACCCGAATGGTGGTCGAAAGATGCCATGAAAGAAATCATGAAGGATGACACAAATACTCCTCGTGGTGGGGTTGTTGGCGACACAACTTCTTCAAGACTCAGCCAGACTATGGCTAGACACAACTCCATTAATGGCTCCATTGCTGGAAAGAGGTCAATAACGTCTTCCTACAGAACCTACGGTCTTGGCTCGCTTAATTCTGACCATGTGACAGGCAGAGCAATTGACATTGTTGGGCAAAATCTTGGCTCTTATGCCGTAGCAACACGCAACGCTGGTGGATTTGCCGAGTTCCACGGAAGTGGTCGTGGAAGGCATCTTCATGCAGTTCCGGGAGCTGGAGCAATTGGTGACACATTGACCCCAGCTTCTAACCAAATGGGCGTACCAACTAGCGCTACTGTTTCCTCAGGAACTAACTCGTTTACATTCCATATCAATGGTGGACAAAACAATCCTGAAGAGATAGCAAATATGGTTATGGCAAAGATAAAAAATACTGAGCAAAGAGTAAGAGAGAGAACCTAATGCCTGCAGTTACTCAACCTATTCAAAATACTTATTTTTATAAAGAAGTTCGCAAAACACAACCAGGAGCAGGCGTTATTTACTCCGGTTATCCCATTTATCATCTATACAAAAATGTTCCAGGTGGTACCCCAATTAGGCTTGACGAGGTTGAGTACTGGATGCCTCTTCCTGGGTTGACAAAGTACAAAGAGTATACGGCTGGAGATGAAAACGTTATTGCCACAAGGGTTAAGTATGAACCTCGCCTAGAAAGTCTGGTTAAAAAAGTTCCAAGGCACTACACCGACAGGTATGCCGTTTATACACACAAATACTATGGAACTAAACTGTTTGTTGCTACAGGAAGAACAAAACTGTACCCACTCTCTCCTTCAACCAACCCTTACTCTTATAGAAATATCCAGATTTGGGTTGAAAGCAAAGAAACATACACAGACACTTACGACAGCTACGGAACACTGATTGTCCCTTCTTATTGGTATCACCCGTTTAAGAACGAGTTTTACCCATTTGGTAATTTGCAAACTTTTGGAATCACTGATACTCAATACCTTATTGACACAATTTTCTCAAGGGATACCTCTGGTCAGAGCAACGAGTCCCTTATGGCTAATACTGTTGAGTCAATAAGAATTTCTCAAGTTTACGAGCTAATATCTCAAGGCAAATCACGAGAAGAAGCAGTTGCGTTAATTAATGCTCAGGCACAGAGAACCTTGGCTGTAAGAGAATCAGAGTCTTTGATTACTCCAAAAGCAAGCACCGCAAGACAAATTGCAAAAAGCAAAACCATAGCTGTCACCTTAAATACGGTTAAAAAAAATGGCATTTCAGCGACTTCGGTTGCTGCATCGCAAACACCCAAACTTGTTCAAACAACAACATCAGGACAAACACCGCTTGTTTATGAATTTGTTCATAGGCCAAATCAAATAACCTATTCAAGTCTTGGCTCTGATTGGACCCCAATTGATAGAGCAGCAAATAGGCCAATGGTTGACTGGAAGTCATACAAATTAATGAGTGTTTCTTTTAGCTTTATTGTTGCCTCGGATATTTCTGGCAATCTAGACGATGCTCTTGATAACAAAGTAATAACAACAAGTGTTGATGAACAACTTAAAAATCTACGCCAAATGGCCTCAAGTCCGTTTCCTGTTGTATTTATGGGTTTTGACAAATTGCTGTCGGAGCCAGTTAGGTATCCGTTTAACAATGACTCTGCAAGCAAAGGCTCTTTGTTTGTTATTGCCGACCTGAATGTTAGCTCTATATATAGAAGCTCTACTGGAGCGATAAGCAGGGCTTCGTGCGACATAACGCTGACCGAATACCCTCAAGAACTAATAAAACTTATTGAATTTCCAAAACTTAAACCAATTCCCGAGGTTCCACCACCACCCCCTGGAGACAAGGGATTATGTGACAACTCAGCAGCAAAAAACACTTGGAGTAGAGAAAACTACACATCAAATGATATTGCATGGCTAAGGTCACTAGCTAAGGGAATAGTAAATTATGACGCATCCTGCAAGTCTGTAATCGTTCTTGACCAGGCCGCATACGACCTTGCGTCCAGACGCCGAACCCAACCTATTGGAATGTTGGGTGTCCGTGACATTTTTGGACCATAGTTATGGCTAACGCAGACAACAGGGTCCCAATTGAATTATGGAAACAAATCCCACGCTCCCTTGAGCGTCAGTATGGTGGCGTCCTGTTTTTTATGGACGAAAAAAGAGAAGAAATTGCTGAAGTAAGAGAAAGACTTATAAGCGTAAACGTTCAATACACAATGAACATGTCTAGTGAACTGTCTTTTACCGTTCTTGACGAAGACCTTAAAATGATTTCTAAAAACTATTTTAACATGGGTCGCGTTGTTGCTTACCTCAGTGAGACGTTTGGAACAATAGAAAAAACAACACTTCCAGACATATCCCAAAGACAGCTCCAACTATTTGAAATAGCAAATGTTGGGGTGTCGCAGGGACCAGGAGAGAACCCTACCGTTACGGTAACTTGCTATTCTCGCGCCATACAGCAGATGAAGAGAGACAGAAAGCCAGGAACTGTTGGGGGTTCCGGTACGGAGTTCGTTAAAAGAGCTGCAAAAAAATATGGTCTAAAATTTTGGGGTGAAACAACTTCAAAATCACAAAGCATAAACAAGGCTACCGCTGGAAGCAAAGCCGAGTCCTTATGGAGCGTAATTGACAGTCTTGCTAAAACAGCAAAATTTGTTGTTTACGAAGTAGACGGGTATTTAATATTTGCATCTGAAAAATATATTCTCAAAAATTGGGGAACACACGAAGCCAAATTAACAGAAGCCCAAATCAAAAGTAAAGACAAAAAAGCAAAAACCAAGAACAAATACATCCCACTTACATGGAAAAACAAAAAACTGGATTCTGCTGACCTAAGAGAAGACCTTCAGCTTATGGAGATTCCAAGCATCAGCATGACGGAAAACAACCCATGGGATGCTTCTGGTACTGCTGTATTAGATAGATTTAACGCTGTTCGGTTAAGGCCTGGAATGACAATAAAACTTGGTGGGATGTCCGATTACAATGGTTACTACCTAATAGATAATGTTTCTTTTCCTGACATATCACCAGACCCGGTAAGTATTTCTTTTAAAAAACCACAAAAAGAAGACAAAGAAATCAAAGATTTGCCAATTGGTGAACGTGGTCCACAGGTAATCGACATCACCGACCAGGATGGTCTAACTAATAGAACAATGACGTATGACGTGACCCGCGCTGGTTCAAAGTTCTTTAGAAAAAGAATATATAAGGGCATATTCCCACTGCCAGACGCGGACCACCGATTTGACCGCTATCCAACTCCTACCGCCGGGGTGTTTGCAACTGGCAACATGGATATCTACGATAGGCCAGTACTGGTCTCTGGAGATACCGTAAAGACAACACACTCAATCACCATCTACCCATGGACCGAAGGGGGCGTAAATAATGGTAAGCCATTTTCGCTTCTTCTTACCCCAATATGGACGTCAATGGAAACAGGAATGCCTGTTGAGCTAACTCAAAATGAAGCCATAGCAAAGTATCAGGCGGATGGTAGGTTTTTGGCAAAAGTAAGAGGCAAGTCTAAAAAAGAATCTATTTACAACGCTGGGGTCTATGGTGCCCTAATAAGCGGTCAACAACATGAAATAGTTATAAAAAAGTTCCCCAATGGTAAATACGTAAATACTCCTGGTAGCGAATAATGATTACTCCTCCACAACCACAAGTAATCCGTAGAGACAATGCTTTCTCTATTTCCAAAGACCCTGGCGAAATATTTAACTGCATTGTTACAAGAGTAGGTTCTGACGGCCGAGTTCATGTTCACATACCTGAACTTGGTAGCGATTTAGGGCCAATACTTCCACTTGATACGGACCTTACAAAAAAATACAAAGTAGACGATACTGTCGTAGGGACGTTCTTGACATCGGCAATGACCAGCTTTGTTATTCTTGGGTCAAGCAAGTCGTCCAACCGTTCATCCATTCTTGTCTTCCCTACAGAACTAGAAAGAACGGCGACACTTGGAATGACCCCAAGTACTGGAGTGTTCACATACGTAACCGCAACTTCTGCTGTCCAGTACTGGGACGGTTCTGCGTGGATGTCAATAGGTGGAGGAGTTAAGGTATCTGATACTGCCCCAGCCAACCCAATGCAGGGAGACTTGTGGTTTGAATCAGACACAAGTCAGACTTTTGTTTATTACGACTCATCGTGGGTTGAGGTTGGACCGCAGCCAGCGACAGGGCCAACAGGGCCGACGGGTCCTTCCGGTGGACCAACTGGACCAACTGGACCAACAGGTGCTACCGGTCCAGCAGGCGCGACAGGATTAACTGGGACTACCGGGTCAACAGGAGCTACTGGCCTAACAGGCGCTACCGGTCCGACAGGAATTGGTGCGACTGGTGCGACTGGCCCTCAAGGTGACCCGGGATTAAATGGTTTGCCTGGACTAGATGGAGGAACAGGACCAACTGGACCCACTGGCATAACCGGCGCAACAGGCCCAACTGGCTTGACTGGTGCTACCGGTCCTGCTGGTGGTCCGACTGGCGCAACTGGACCCATTGGGGCAACTGGACCTTCTGGTGTCCCGGGTTCAAATGGTGTTACTTCATTAGCTGGCGGTACGGGAATTACAGTTTCTGGAGCAACAGGTGCAGTTACTGTAACGAATACCGGAGTCGTGGCAGTTACCGGAATGGCAAATCAAATAACAACTTCTGGTTCTACCGGTGGAATAACTTTGTCTCTCCCATCTACTGTTGGAATAGGGGACACTTCTCTTCTCGCTACAAACACAAGCTCGCAACTTCATGTGCGTAAGGACACTGTTGGCGGCAAAGGCGGAGAGATATCTATCGTCAATTACGCAACCAATACTACGGGTAACTCCGCTGCCTTAAACTTTGGAGTCGATACTTCTTCTTATGGCTCCGACACCGGCAATGCGCAAATAAGAGCAACAAACATGAATGCTGGAAACTCCGCTACCGAACTTGGGTTTTTAACCTGGAATGGCAGTGGGTGGGACAGGAGAATGTACATTGACTCGGCTGGAGTGCCGCGGTACAGCGCTAAATCCAATGTTTACGGTTGGCATGTTGCTGGAGAACAAATAGGAACAGCACTAACTATTGGTGCCTATGGAAGAAATGCTACAGCTTTTACAACTGGCGCGAATACTTGGCTAACAGTAGGTGCAGTTGGAATAACTATTCCATCTAGCACTAGCGTCATTGTGTGCAACTATAATTTTAGTTGCTACTTTGCTGCTACTGGTGCGTATTTGGTTCGCACTTATTATGACACCGATGGGGCCGTAGGTGGGTCTTTTCGTTATTTTACAAATGAGAGTTATAGCCATAAAAATGTTTCGGGGGTTATTGGAATGGGCGTTACTGGGGGTAATGCAGGAACTTTTTATCTTCAAGTGTACGGAGAAGCAATTACTGTTTTGAGTGATGCCAACGACTCAGCCTATTTTACGGTAACCACACCATGAGTTGGAAACACTACATTTTTGAGGTATTGGACCCGACTGGTTTACTGCCCATTTCTATTGACCCAGGCAAAGACGGGGAACCGGACTACTCTCTTCTCGTTTGGGAATCGGAAGACGTACCTAAACCAACAGAAGCAGAATTTGCTGTGGCGGTGGCCAAAGCGCAAGCAATGACATATCAAACAGACAGACGCAATGCCTACCCCTCGATTGCCGAACAGCTCGACCTTTTGTTCCACGGGGGTCTAGAGGCATGGCGCGAGCAAATCCAAGCCGTGAAAGACGAGTACCCTAAACCATGAAGAACTTAGCTATGTGGGATAATTAGAAAATGGACACTATTAAATTCCCAATTAAATTTGACACGTCTGGTGTCCAGAAGCTTTATGACGGCACTTACGATTTCTACTCTCAGCTATTGACGGTAGCCCTACTTACCGAGCCCCAAAGTCATCCGTTCACCCCAAGATTTGGAGTGAGCGACCCCACCTTCACAACCGTAGACAAGGGTCTATTTGTTCTTAACGCTTCTCGTTTTGTACCAGAAGTTGAAATAACATCACTTAACATATCGGAAGATAATGGGACAATAGGTGTTCAGTTTTCTTTTGTAATAACGGAAGAGTAAATCCAATGGCAGCAGATTTTTCACAATACGTAGACATTACCGTCTATGACAAAGAGCCAGGAGACATGTACCTGGAAGCCATAGAGATGGCGCGCTTGACGCTTCCAGAATTCACTCTGAGGACAGGCACCGTAGAGGACGCCATGTTTCAGGCAATGGCCTGGATTGGGTGGGTTAACGCGACTGCCATAAATAGAATCCCAGACAGGTTAATGGCCGGCATTCTTTCAATGATGGGCGTCACCATCAATCTTTCTTCCCCTGCTCAGATGTCGGTTGTTGTAGAAGCCGACTCCTATGAAGGTGCAACAATACCTGTAGGTACGTTTTTTGGTTATACAAGCGTTTTTGAAGATGAAGTAATTGAATACGTTTTCATGACGGTTGAGTCTCTTGAGATTGCCGCCAACGAGTCCCCCAACACTGGTGACCCTTTCCCATCGGGTACAGTTCTTACTGAGTGCTTTACCCCAGGAGTAATTCCTTCAATTACGCCATCTACGCCACTTAGCCTGCTTACGCCTTCCACTTCTATTTTTAGTGCAGAAGCTGGAAGCTATTTCCAAAACGGCGTAAACGACGAAAACTCTTCCTCTTTCTTGTCTAGAGCAGTTTCTCATCTATCGTCCCTTACTTCAACACTTGTAAAAGCAAGTCAAGTTGACTCGTTTGTTGCTAATACATATTCTGGTTTAGTTGGACGAGTTCGTACCTACGACTTAACCGACGGCGACCCAGATACAGGAGACATAGCAACAAGTAAAACCAAAGCAATTACGTATGTGTCCAGAAACGTTGCAGGCACAGAGGCAACATTAACAATTGGCTCGGGTCATCAATTCCAAGAAGGAGACGAAGTAACGGTTTCTGGATTGTTTAATACCGCATACAATGGCACGCATACGTTGACAGGAACCGACTCTACAACTATCTCATATACAAATACTGGCCCAGAAGACAACTCTCCCGATGATGGAATTGTCAAAAAAGGAATTGAGTCAGTCGGAAATATTGCTGTTTTTGTTTATGGAAATGGTGACTTTGTAGACACATTAATTCAGATACCAGACATACAAAGCGCGATTGTAGATAAAGCACTCCCGGGTCTTATAGTAAACGTAAGCAACTTTGAACTTCTTTCTGCGGCAATTGAAGCAGTTGTTGTTCTTGACTCAAACTACGACCAAGAGCCACTGCAGCAGACAATAGAAAATTCAATTATCGAATACTTGAGCCCGGGCGTTTACCCAACATCAGAAGACGTTCTAAGAGCTAATCAAGTTATTGCTTTGATTAGCACAATACCCGGTGTTAGATATGTCTCGTCACTAACACTTAGTCCTAATGGCTCAAACTGGCTTCCCCAGATTGACGAAAACTTAGAACCAGCAAACAAGGGTTGGGCTCCAAGAATTACGCCTGATGATTTAACCATCTCATACACGGTGGTGTAGCCGTGGCTAAGACTTTTAATAGGCTTTCTCAGTATAACGCTCTAGAGACGACCAACCGACTTACCGGGATATCTATACCACTGACAAGCAACGCCTACCCAGTTGCTCAGTGGTCGATTGACGAAGACGTATCCTATGCAAAAAACCACCTAGTTTTAAAGGTTCTTAAAACTTACTTACCAAGCATTGACGACCCGATAACTGTCTCGGGGATAGCGTTCGACGACGTTGATGGTTATACCCCAACCTCCACCGACCCAAACCCAATAGCACTAAACGACAACTACAGAATTGTTGACATAACCTCGGACGCTACCCATTACTATCTTCATTGTGAAACCGACCTAGATTGGTCTATGGGTGAAATATTTTCCACAACCCACCCCACATATGCTGTGTCTGTATATTTTTTATACCCACAGAGGTGGGAGTGTGATGGTGGAACAATTTCTACAGTTGCCGATACGTTTGACGTTAAATCTAGATACGCAATAAAAATAAACCCAGGCACGTCTGGACCCGTAACCTTAAGACTCGTAGGTCATAGTCCCATGCTTCTTGGGGACAATGGTAAAGATTTTTCTTTTAACGGGAAGATTTACTGCACAGAACAAACCAATGTTGCGTGCACTTTGGTTTACTCGGAATGGGTGGGAATAGAGTCCGTAGAGCCTGTTGTTTCGACTATATATCCAGGAAGATTTGCCGCATTTAGAAGCAACGTAGAAATGCTTCCAATGTCAGAAGAAGAAACTTACGGTTTTGACATATTAATTACGCTAACAAATCATAGCGGGCAGGTTTTGTATCTAACCTCGCCTCACCTAATAGAAGACTTTGCTTACTATTCAAACCCTTATGTTTACAGCGCTCTTAGTTCAATGCCTGATTTTTATTGGGAGATGGACTCAAATCAAACAAACCCATCGGCACCACTACATAGACTTATCGACTGTTTGATGACTGGAGCCAGAGGTGTTTATGAAGAATATTTACGTGTTTATCACTATGAGCCTGGACAACTCGGAACGCTTGCAGAGCAGTATGAATCCAACGACACCCATAGCACTTTAGTCAATCCCCAATATGTTGATTCAAGATACGCCCCATGGCTTTCTCAGTTCAACGGTCACAGACTAAAGAAGAACATTGCGTATCTTTATAACGGCTTAACAGACACGACATACGCAACTCCGCAAGACATATTTACTTCCACTGGGGCAGTTGATTCTTACATTAGGTGGCAGCTTTCCAATGGGTATTATGGACGCGCTGCTGGGACAACCGAGGCAATTAGAGAAGCCGTCAAGCAAGTACTTCACTATACAAAGGACGGGGAGAATTCGACCTACTTTGTATCGATAACCGCTCACTACGACAGCGACCCTTTCAAGATTTTGATTCGGACCCTGCTGAACGAGACCTTTGACTGTGAATCAAACGGTGACGAAAGTTACTCAATACTTGACGCTGTAGAAATGGCAAAACCTATGGGGTACAAGATTTACCACCAAGCTGTAGATGTTGTTGAATTCAGGATTGGTGACATTATCCCGGGAACAAAAGCAGATGGAACGGTTGTCCCAGGAAACCCAATAGGTGACACTGTCGACGGTATGTACCCGCTAGGAAACGTACCCAACCCCATAACAGGAACTCCTAATGACGCAACAGGGACTCCTGAACCAGGGATAAGTCTTACATAACAAGCAAAATTGCCTTAGATGGTAAAATTAGAGCAATAACGGAGGAAAAATGGCTGGCGCAGGAATAAAGAAGTTCACGGTGGGGGAAACCCTTTCGGATGCTGAGATTAATACATACCTCATGGACCAGACTGTCCCTGTTTTCGTAAATGCTGCAGCCAGGGACTCGGCTTTTGGTGGGACAGGAGAACCAACCCTTTCCGAAGGTCGTCTTTGTTACCTGCAAAGCACCAAGGTGGTTCAGTACTACAACGGCGTTACGTGGTCTGACTCTGGACAG